GAAAGTACAGAATTTGCTTTTACTCGCTTTCTTGTCCCTTATCTTTGTGATTATAAAGGATTTGCTCTTTTTTGTGATGGGGATTTTCTATGGAGAAAAGACCCTGACAGTCTATTAGAGTATAAAGATTATTCATGTGTTCAAGTTGTAAAACACCCCGTTTTTGGAATTGAACAATATGTTAAAATGCATGATAAAATTAATAAACCTTATCCAAAGAAATATTGGTCATCTTTAATGTATTTTGATAATTCAAGATGTACCAAACTAACTCCAGAAGTAGTCAATACAGCTAGTGCTGGTTACTTACATGGAATAGAATGGGCGAATCATGTTGGAGATATACCTGCTATTTATAACGCACTAATTAATTATTATGATTTTGGAACTAGAGCCAGAGCAGTTCACTTTACTGATGGTGGACCGTGGCAAGGTATTGAAAGTCATGTACTATACTCTTACGAATGGAAAAAACTTTACGACAACTTACTGAAAGCCAAAATCTTATCTTAGTCGGCAATTCTGTCGAATTACTACAACACAAATATGGAAACTGGATAGACAGCTTTGACACGGTTGTCCGTTTTGGGCGAGGAGTTCCCGACTCATCAAACAAACAGGCAATAGGTCAATATACGGATATTTGGGTCACAGGTTGGTTAAGAATGAAAAATCATATATTCTTTGAAAAAACTTTAAAACTATTTAACCGTTGTAGGATTCATCTCGATATAGAACCAAAAGAACCAGATGTTCCTTTTGAACATATCGTAATGTTTTCTGATGAGGAACTAAAAGAAGTTTTTAGTTATGTTGGCGCTGAAAATAATAAGACAAATGGAAGTCGCCCTTCAGCAGGATTCTTAGCAATTTTGTTTTTCCTCAAGAAATGTAATTGTCAGAGTATTACTTTAATTGGTTTTGACTTCTTTTCAAAGCGTCTACCTATACAAACAGGGGAAGACTATCCCGCAAGTTGGCATATGCCTATAAATTCTATAAAGGCAAATCCACATAATCATAATGAAAAAGTCATAGTCCAAGAATGGGCTAATCAGGGATTGTTAAAGTGGGAAGTTATTTCGGATTTAAAAGACGAATTCTTAGAGCTTACCTAGTTTGAATCCGACTTTTATTAATTCTCTTGAAGTTCTTTTCTGTTTTTCAGATTTAAGTAAAAGTTTTTCATTCATTCTTGCATCTCTAAAATTCAAAGGGATTTTACTAATTAGTGAGCTATAGCTATCCCAAGGCAACGATAGTTGAACTCCTGTAGGACAGTCGTAGTAATCTCTACCTAACCATTTATGTTGAATATTTAATGTCCATGATTTTCTTAACATAGCATTATAATTTATACAATCTTTCGGTCCAATAGAATCTAGTTGGATTAACATATCATTTTTACCATTCATATATCTAGGCATATATTGATGTGCATATCTCATAAGATTATGAATGAATATTCTATCAGAAGCCTGATAAATATCTTTATCAACTTCAGGAATATTAGTATAACCTGGTTTTAATTTATTTCTTTGTTCATAACAGAAAAGCTCATCATTAGAAAATTTCTTTAATTGGTCCCAATTAAATATAACCATTTCTGGGTCTATTTCCTCAACTCTTTTTTCACTCCAAAGACCTAAAGTATTATAGTAATGTTTAAAAGTAGGGTGGTCATGGAAGACCGCTTTTCTTGATAAGAAGGATAACGAACCTTTAAAGAAATCAGCAGGTGGCATATTTTTAGAAGGGTCACCTAACATTATTCTATTACCACCAAAGTAAACAATTCTTCTATTTAATTGTTTGTCTTTACCTGTGTAATAAGTTTTCAAATGACACATTGTTTTGGCTAGATTATCAGTTCTCCAGAAAGATTGATAAATTTTTACATTCGGAAAGTTATCTAATATCCAATCAATAGGAGCTCCCTTCCAATCTTCTTCGTGGACATATAAATGAAGTCTTATATCATCTTTACCACTACTCGCTACTTTATCCACGAGTGATGCTAGAGTATACATGCTCCATACTTTTTTATAATTGTGTACTAGTTCTATCATTCTTTATAAGTAAAATTCCAAAAATTATCTACATATCGTTGTAGTCTTTCTTCGGCATCATTATCAAAACTGAATATTATGCCTGAGTTTTTAGCAGAAAAGATTCTGCATAATGCTTCATATGAATTTCTATTAGATATTGTATCATAAAAACTTTCATATGTCAATAAACTTTTTTCTCGTCTTGATTTAGGATAACTAACTAAACTTAGTTTTTTACCCATCAATAACGCAATTAAGCCCATTTCACTGTTAGGGGCACAAGCCATTTCTTTACAATTCAATAATAACTCGAAACCACCTTCTTTCTTATTTAAGACATTCTCTGCCCCAAATTCTTTTTTAAGCACTGCCATCCAAAGATGAGCAGTTATAGGGTGAGGCTTAATTTTATAGCCAGCATCTATTAGTTTTTTCATTCTCCCAAAATCAATTACTGTTGCATCTGGGCCTTTTTTACATAATAGATTACTTCCTGGAAGAAAAATAACTTTATCATAAAACTCTGTATTCCATTGTAAAGTATATTTATCTTCTAAATTCTGTCTTATTTTTTCAATTCTTTCTTCGTCTATCTTTATATTTGAATCAACAATTGATTGAAATAATTTAGTATTTATCTTTACAGAATTAACCCTAGTATATATTCCTTTTCCTAGAAAGTCTGTATATAGAAATCTTCGTATTGTGTTTAACTCATTGGTATTAAACCAAAGGTCATACTCAAATCCTATACCGTTACTTGCGTACTGAGGAATTAACCTCTTTTTAAACTCATTCAATCCTTTTAATTGGTCTTTAGGTCTGAAAGTTGACCCCGACTTCATAAAATGAGTTGGAATATCTCCTAATTCTTCATTTATACTTAACGCGTCTAACTTACTTTTTGGTTTAACCTTTACTTGCTTTTTGGGTAAGTGTATTGTTTTTTCCATTTTTCATCTCGTAGATTTGTTTTTCTAAATTCCTAATTCTTTCCTCGTTCTCTCCGATTGTATCGAAGATAGCAGACATCATGCTTTCCATTTTTCTATTAACATAACCTGCATCTATATCTGTTTTTAATTTTGTCGCCATTAGTTAGTTTCACTCCATGCTGAACCGTCCCAATACGAGAATCCATACTGGTCTAGGCTTGACACTTCTGTATCGAATAGAGTTCCCTGTGATGAGGCGGTAGTTCTTTCATACACTGTTGTTGATGTATTGAAAGTTGTTGTTGTTAAATGGTCAGTTGTTTTACTAGTTGCTGTTGACTTAGTTGTATTATATGTCGTGGTTGTTGTTTTATCCGTCGCATATTGAGTTGTCTTAGTCGTTTCAAAAGTCGTAGTAGTATTATACGAAGTTGCCTGACTAGTATTAGTTGACTGACCTGTTTCGAAAGTCGTAGTAGTACTCCTACTTGATGCCGTCGATTGACTTGTTTCAAAAGTAGTTGTTGTACTTTGACTTGTTCCTGTACTTCTATCTGAAGCTCTTGAAGTTTCATAAGAAGTTTCATACGCAGTTGATTGAGAAGTATTTGTACTTCTACTAGTATTGGTTGTCTGCGCAGTATTAGTAGTTCTCGCTGTATTTGTACTCTGAGTAGTATCATATGAAGTACTTTGAGAAGTTCCTGTTGCTTGTGCTGTATTTGTAGTCTGTGCTGTATTTGTAGTTCTTGCAGTATTTGTACTTTGTGTAGTATCATAACTTGTAGAATTAGTAAATGCTGTATTATCAGTGTATGCAGTAGTCCTACTTGTATTTGTATTTCTTGAAGTTGAAGTATTCGTACTTCTACTAGTGTTAGTATTTCTAGAAGTATTTGTGTTTCTAGTGGTTGAAGTATCATAACTCGTAGAATTAGTAAATCCTGTTGAGTTAGTTCCTGAAGTACCAAATGAAGTATTATTAGTTCCTGATTGACCAAATGAAGTATTATTAGTACCTGATTGACCAAATGAAGTATTATTAGTTCCTGAAGTACCATAAGAAGTATTCCTACTTGTTCCGTATGAGGTATTAGTACTTCTACTTGTAGTTCTATCAATGGTGCCCTCTTCTATATCAAAAGCTAAGGCTGTTTCGTAAGAAGTTGTAGTATTAGTATTCCAAGAAGTATTTGTGCCTCTACTTGTATTATATGAGGTACTTCTACTTGTATTCCAAGAGGTATTTGTACTTTGACTTGTATTCCAAGAGGTATTTGTACTTTGGCTTGTGTTCCAAGAGGTATTTGTACTTCTACTTGTGTTCCAAGAAGTATTTGTACTTCTACTTGTATTAGTATTTCTACTTGTACTTGACCCGTAACTTGTTGAATTAGTAAATCCTGTACTATCTACATAAGCTGTTGTTGTATTACTATCATAACTTGTAGAGTTAGTAAACCCTGTACTTCTTGATGTATTTGTTCCTCTAGATGTATTGGTATTCCTAGTAGTAGCAAAACTCGTATTATCTGAATATGCAGTTGTTGTTTCAAAAGTTGTAGTTGTTTCAAAAGTTGTAGTTGTATCAAAGGTTGTAGTCCTTGTAGTACTAAAACTAGTATTATCTGCATAAGATGTTGTTGTTTCAAAAGTAGTAGTATCTTCATATGCAGTTGTAGTTGCGAATGAAGTATTCCTTGAAGTACTTATAGTTGTATCATAAGTTGTTGTGTATGCAGTTGTTGTATTCCAAGAAGTTGTTGTCGACTGCGTTGTATTAAATGTTGTCGTAGTCGTAAATGCAGTCGTTGTACCTTGTGTTGTTGTAAAGGTAGTTGTTGTTGTAAAAGTAGTTGTTCTTGAAGTAGAAGTAGCTTTTGATGTTTCATATGTTGTCGAATGACTTGTATCAAAAGTTGTTGTTGTATTCTTATCAGTTTCGTAAGTAGTTGTAGTATTAAAGGTAGTTGTATGAACACCTGAAATAGTAGATGTTGATGTAGCGGTACTTCTAGAAGTAGTATGCGTAACTGTGAAAGGCCCTGCTACAGAGCCTCCATCATTTACATAGACTTCATTAACTCGTCTGAGTGTCCCTGAATCGTTGATTGCAAGGTAACTGAGTTGACGAAGCGTTCCACTATCATTAACATATATTGCCATTTACTAACTCGAATATACAAACCATACATGTCCACTGGAAGTTGAACCAACTCCAGTTGGTGCGGTCGTAGTAATAGTCCAAGGTAGTCTTGATGATGCCATAGTACCACTAGTAACCTTGTCTGTTGCTACCGCTCCCTCAAAGTTTCTGCTAGAGTCAATAGTATCAGTTCCGTCAATCTTTAATCCTGCGTCTTCAATATTAAAATCTAATTTAGTTCCCATTTTTTAAACCTCTATCGTTGTTCTTATAAATTTATAAGCCATTGTATCACCACTTGCTGGTGTACATAGTAATCTTACATTACCACTATTTATGTCGGCATCAAAAGTTGCCTGTGCTCCATTATCAAATATTGAAGCATACTGCGTTAAATAAACTGTTGAGCCATCATGGAACAAGAATATTTCAATTGCTTGATAATCACTATCTGTTGAATTAACAACTTGTACTATATATTTAGCTGTTCTAAAAGCACTTGCACTAAATGAATCAAGAGCAAATTGAGTAGTTGCACTAGAACTTCCAGTACCTACATCCATACCTGCTACTTCATCAATATGAAATTTTTGAGGTGGAGTACTATCTTGAATACCTAGTAAACCTGCTACATTTACTTCATCACTTGTGCCATTTCCTAAATCAACATTACCTGAGAAGGTAACATTACCAGTAAGTGTTTGTCCTGATAAAGCATCTGATTTAAGTTCACTTGCACTTACCGCATTAGCTGCTATAGTTTCTGCAATAACAGAATTAGAAGCTATTTTAGCATTAGTAACTTGGTTTGCTCCAAGATGGATAGTATCAATACTACCTGTTACTAATTCTGCGCTATCTACTGAGTTTGCAGCTATTTCAGATGAACCGACTGAGTTAGCAGCTATCTCTGCTGAACCAATGGCGTTTCCTGCCATTTTCGCATTAGTTACTGCGTCATCATTAATTTTATCGGTTTCTACTGCTGAATCAGCTAAGTGTACTACTGTAATAACATTTTGTGCTATTTCAGAAGCTCCTACTGAGTTCGCTGCTAGTAAGTCTGCTGTGATTAGACCACTTGTTATAAAGGCCACACTATTAATTGCATTATCTGCTATGTGAGTACTTCCAACAGAGTCATCTGCTAGATGGTCTGATGTAACTTGGTCGTCATCAATATGTCTTGTTAAAATACTATTTTGTGCAATTTTAGTAGCGTCTATTGCATTATCTGCTATATTTCCTGTTGCTATTGTGTTAGCTGCTATCTCAGCAGTTGTAACACTTGCTGCTACAATTTTACTTGCATTTACAGTATTATTTGCTATTGCACTTGCTGTACCTGTAAGGTTACCAGTAACATTTCCTTCGATATTTGCTACTAGTGTTCCTGTTGTAATTGTTAAGTCGCCTGTCGATGCTCCTGTGAAACTTCCTGTACCTACTATAAATTTGTCTGCACTTTCGTCCCAACCCATGAAGGCATTATCAGAACTTCCTCTCTCCATAACAATACCTGTATCATTAGAAGGAGACCCTGAAGTTCCTGTTGCTAACTCTATAAGAGGGTCAGCAATTGTCGTTGTTGTTGAACTAACAGTTGTCGTTGTACCGTTAACTGTTAAGTTTCCAGATAATGTTACATTACCTGTGAATGTTTGTCCACCCAATGCATCTGATTTAAGTTCAGAGGCAGATACGGCGTTAGCTGCTATTTGTGTAGCTGTTACTGCGTTACCTGCTATCTCACTTGAATCTACTGCATTTTCAGCTATCTTCGCTGATGTAACTGCGTTAGCTGCTAGTTGAGCAGCGTCTACTTGGGCGTCATCTATATGTTTTGTTAAAATGCTGTTCTCAGCAATTTTTGTTCCGTCTACTGCGTTATCTGCAATATTCCCTGTTGCGATGGTATTTGCTGCTATCTGTGTAGTAGTAATTAAACCATCTGGTATTTTTGCAACTGATAATGCGTTATCCGCTATCTTTGCGGTTGTTACTGCGTCACTTGCTAATTGGTCTGCTGTAACTTGTGAATCATCTATATGTCTAGTTAAAATACTGTTCTGGGCTATTTTTGTTCCATCAACAGCATTATCTGCTATATTTCCTGTTGCTATTGTGTTTGCGGCTATTTGTGTTGTTGTTATTAAGCCGTCTGCTATGTGCGCTACCCCTATTACATTCTGTGCTATTTCTGAAGCTGTAATAGAGTTTTCTGCGATTTCTGAACTACCAACTGCGTTGGCAGCTATCTCTGCTGATGCTACTGAATTCGCAGCTAGTTCTGTGGAAGTAACTGCATTGGCAGCTATCTTTGCACTTGTAACTGCTCCAGTTGATAAATGTATAGTATCTATTGAGCCTGTAACA